TTATAGTCAGGAGAATTTTCTCCTCTTCTTTGTTCATTGGTAAATAAAGAACCACTAGGTTTATAATCTTTTTCTTTGATAGCCATTATGCACTCTCCTTTTTAGTATTTTCGCCTATCCATTTCATTAACTCTTTATATCCGTCTTCATTTTTTTCTTTGTAAATAAGAAAGAGTTCTTCGTTTTTATTGTATAATTCTAGAGCTTGTTCATAGTTAAAATTATACATCTCTTTAATAAAACCTTTTGTTGAGGTTATTAAATCTTCTTCTGTATCTATCCTTTGCTCACTTTCATCTAGAGCCACTAGATACTTTGTTTCTCCAAAATACTTAACCAACTCAGCATCAGGAAAGTGTTTTATTATTTCTTTAATATTTTCATCTTTCTCTGCTAAATCATGAAGTTCTTCTTTTGGTGTTTTGTTTTCTCTAGGTGGTTTTTTGGTTTTTATTTCCTTACCCTCTTCAAGCTCGTCTATTTCAGCCTGAGAATAAAAGTCTCCATGAACACCCAAGAGTTTTAATATTACACGATCAATAGCTCTTTTCTCAGCCATGGCATAAGGATAAGAGCTTTGCTTTGCATATGTCTTATAATTGTCAGGACTAACCTCTCCAATCGACCAAGCAGTATTCTTGCCCTTGCCATCATCTATGTAACCTTGAACAACAAGTGAAACTATTTTCTTTTCAGTATCACTTTCAATAATTTTAGGTGCATCAAACCACATACCAAGATGTGCAGATATTTTTTCTAGTGCTTTGTGTTTTACAATCATAACACTTTGGTTTTGTGGTAATGACCATACTGCACTAGATCTGTCTTTAAGGTCTACAACCTCTCCAACTTCTTTAAGAAGTTTTTCTAGTTTCTCATTTATTTGAGCCATTAAATACCCCCATAAGTTTTTTGATCCAAGCTATAATGAAGAAATCTTTGTATTCTTTTTGTGATTTCTTTGTAGCCTCTTTTATGTGCTTTTTATAAGCCTCTTCTTTTGTAGGTGGTTTTAATTTAACAACACCACTCTTCTTGACTTTCCTAATAACTTTCTTAGGTTTGACGTAAGCCTCGTTCTCAGGTGTACTTGGGTCATCAGCAATAAACTTACCTTTTGCAGTTCTTGCTCTAACCCTCTTTTCTTTTTTCTCTTTTGCCATTTTTATTCTCCTATGTATTGTTGACAAAACTGTGCAACAGAGCAGTAATTACCCTTGCACCTATTATATTCGCCTTGGCGAAATTCCATTTCTAAATCTGTTTTTTTGGCATAGGCTTTGTCGGTTTCATTGTGCCAATCCATATATTTGATAGCCTCTTCTTCACTATCTAAAACTCTTAATGCCCTCTTCTGACCTTTCTTTTTTACTGCCCATGCATCATTTTTTTTCCATCTTTCCTCGTCAGAACAAAGAGGCATTTCTTCGTTTATGTCAAAATTTACCTGAGCATCTTGATGTTTATTAATCCTATCCCTGATATAACTTTCTCTTTCTTCTTTGCTCCACAAAGGTATGTCCACAACAACTATTGGTGTCTGTGGATAGTTTTCTTTTTTCTCGGCATCTCTTCTGTTCCAATCCCTCAGGATTGCACATATGTTGAGTTGCTTAACTTCTTTTTTTTGTTTTGAAAATTCTGTAAATATTGGGTGGTAGTTGTTTTCACATAGGTAAGCATAACAATTTAACTGCCTTTCCCATTCTATCTTTCCGTAAATCACAGACCATACCGAGGTAACTTTATAATCAACGATAGTAATCTTTCCGTCTGTTTTATCTATCTCTTGTCTATCTATAGCACCTGATAAAACCCAACCATCAACCTCAGAGTAAAGACGTTGTTCAGTTTCAGAATAAATATCATCTTCTGATCTTTCTAATATTGAATGTACTGAAGTTCCAAAGATTGACCATATCTGATCTACTGCATCAATCTCTATCTGATCGTTATACTTTTGTCTCATTAAAGATATTTTAGGACTATCTATCAAAGACGTTACTGATATGTCTGCTTTACCTTTGTTGTATTTATCGTTTTTTATAAAATCAACAAATGGTTGTGGCAAACCAAATTTATTGGTAATCTTCATGTAAAACTCCTATGTGTAATTTTAGGTATATCATAGAGTATAATAATGTCAAATAAAATATATCCTAGTATAAAATTTGTTGTCGAGGGCGAACCAGCATCAAAGGCGAACTCACGAAAAATAGTTAGATTTGGAAAAAAATTTGGTGTGATTAAATCTGAAAAAGCTAGAAATTATGTAAAGTCTTTTCAGGAACAATGCCCTAAATTAGAAAAACTTATTGAACTTGATGTCATTGTTGAGATAAAAATATATTATCAGTCTAGGAGACCTGATTTAGATGAAAGCGTTATCTTAGATTGTATGCAAGGTTTTATCTATGCTAACGACAGACAAGTTAAGCAAAAACATATATACTGGGGTCTCGATAGGGAGCAACCAAGAACTCACATCAGAGTTACGCCTATGGAGACTAGTCGTGTGCCAAGCGATTTCTGATAGTTATCTAGGAACGAGTAAAGAAAAATTAGCCATTGGTATATGGATTAGTGGCAATGACTGCGATCATGTATGCGACCTTGCAGATTTAAATGCCGAGAATATCAAAAAAGCAATCAAGGAAATTTTAGAGAGCAAACCTATCGTTGGAAGATATCTAGGCGAAAAACTAAAAAAAATAATTCAAAATTATTCTAACTAGTATTACTAGTATATACTAGTATATTTATATATTACTAGTATTAGTATTACTAGTATATACTAGTATAGGGCAAAAGTTATCGATAATTTAGGAATGTTTTCTGGCAGCCAATGGAGTAGGACACGATATCCTGAACTTATAAGTTAAACTTAACTTTTGTCTTGATTATAATTTTTTTTCTAATTATGTTTGCTGTGTAACACATGGAGAAAGATTATGGAAAACAACGAAAGCATCAAGTCTGATGCCCTGAGATTGGGGTTAGGTCAGCACAAAATATTCTGCCCTTTTTGTTCTAGTAAAAGGAAAAAGAAACATATCAAAACATTATCATTAAAGGTTGAGGATAACTCGATAGTTTATAATTGTTGGCATTGTGCAGAAGATGGTGCAATAAAAATCAAACACAACAATTTTAGATTAATTAGGAGAGAACCTTTGAGCAAGGCAATAGAGGATAATTGGGATATCATAGACAACAAAGCAATAAACTATTTAAAAACACGAGGGATATCAAAAGATACTGCTATTTCCTCAGGTCTTAAATTAACTAAAAAATTTATATCTACGAGTAACAAAGAAGAGGATTGTATAGTATTTCCGTACTTCAATAATGGTATTATCGAGTATGCAAAAATGAGAAGTTTCCCATCAAAGGGATTTACAAGTCATGGGTCGGCATTAAACTTTTACAACATTGACAGTATCAAGGAAAAGGATTGGGTAATAATTTGCGAGGGGGAAATTGATTGCCTGAGTTTCAAAGAGATAGGACTTAATCAGGTTGTGTCTATTCCTCATGGAGCAGTTGCCAAAGTTGTTGATGGCAAGATTGACCCCAAGGAAGATACAAAGTTTAAATTTATTTGGAACGCAAAAGCAAAGCTAGATAAATGCTCAAAGATAATATTGGCATTAGATAACGATAAGTCAGGTCAGGCAATGTCTGAAGAGATTGCTAGAAGAGTTGGCAAGGATAGATGTTGGAAAATAGAATATCCAAAAGATTGTAAAGATGCGAATGAGGTTCTAACAAAACATGGTGCAGAGCAATTAGATAAGATAGCCACGACACCAATACCATATCCCGTATCGGGATTGTATGATGCCTCACATTTTTTTGAAGAGCTTGACGATATCTACGAGCAAGGCATAGGCAAGGGTGTCTCGACAGGTTATCCTGAGGTAGACGAATTATACACCATTGTTGAGGGTCAGCTATCTGTGGTTACAGGACACCCCTCAAGTGGCAAATCTGAGTTTATAGATCAGATAATGATTAATATTGCTAAGGAAAAAGGTTGGAAGTTTGGCATATGCTCTTTTGAAAATGAGCCTAGAATACACATATCAAAGCTGATTAGTAAGTATTTAAGAAAACCATTTTTTGATGGTGCAACTGAGAGAATGACACCTGCTGATCTAGCCGTAGGTAAGAAATTTGTTCAAGAACATTTTAGTTTTTTGTATCAGGCAGATGGTTCTTTGTCTTCGTTAGACAGTATTATTGAAAGAATGAAAGTTGCAGTAATGAGATATGGGGTCAGGGGCATTATCATTGACCCATATAATTACATTGCTAGAGACCCCAACACTTCTGAGACAGATTGGATTTCGGATATGCTAACAAAGCTGAGAGTTTTTGCTCAGGCACATAGCATACATATTTGGTTTGTTGCCCACCCAACAAAGATGATGCGAAAAGATGACGGCACAGTACCACCACCAAAGGGTTACGATATATCAGGGAGTGCCTCGTGGTTTGCAAAGGCAGATGTAGGACTAACTGTTCATAGACCTAATCCATCTAATTCAAATATTAGTGAGGTGTTGATATGGAAGTGTAGGTTTTCATGGGTCGGCTCAATAGGCGAATGTAGCCTGATGTTTGATAAAGCAACCACATCATATAACGGCATGGGTAAATTTTTTGAAACTAATAAAATGCTTATGCCTGACATTGTTGAAGATGATGAAAAAGAAGTACCATTCTAAAAACGTCTACCAACGAGACAACAAAACCCTCAAGCCTGAGTTTATAGGCAATACTAACAATGTTAGAATGAGGGTAGTAGACCAAAATGTTTTGGATAAACTACTTTTGAATGACACAATATGCCTGAGCCATTTTAAAACTTTGGATAAACTTTTAGGAGATTACAATAAATCAGGTTTGGTTGGGGTAAAGGCTATGAATTATATGCCTCGTGTTGTTGGTGATAACAAAAATTTTGATGGGCATAATCTTCTCAGATCAAAAGTTATGAGTTGTTTAAAGTATGTAAAAAAAGAATTGCATAAACAACATTATATAATTTTAAATAAACTTTTATCTAATCAGGAATTATTATCCAAGGACTTGGAATGGTTGGGGAATGAAGAAAATGTAGAAAGTCTATCTACGATAATAGATAAATTTTACTTGATGTGGAATAATAGTTGACACGAAACTTTTATGGGAATAATTATAAACTGTGAAAAACTCACAAACTATGTGTTACGGCTAGGGGAGATTTCATGCTTTCTCCAATTTCCCCTAGTCCTCTTAAAGTTACCATTAACTTTTAGAAGTTCTCAAAAGTGCTAGACTTTCTAGCATGGTGCAGACTTGAAGTAGGTTTTCTAACTACCCTACCAATATATCTATCACTATCGCCATCAGGGTGGTCTTCAAACTTTTCATCTAGTCCAAGTTCTTTTGGGGTCATCTTTTCATTTCTTTTATAAAGGTCTCTTTGTAGGTCAACAATAGAGTTTCTATATCTATAACCTTTAGATCTTCCGTTAATTTTACTGTAAGTTGTTGCCATAATTACAATCTCCCTTTTAATAAGCATATACTCTTCATACAGAGCATTTAGTTAGTTTTGCTAGTATTCGTACAGAGGGGGTCTGCAACCCCTCTGTACAAGGCTCTGAGAGCCTTTTTTGTGCAAGTTTCCATATCTTAACATCACTATTATTTACGGAGTTCGTGTTTTGCCCATTGTAGCCATATGTATAATTATCTACATGGGGTTATGGCTACATAGGGAGATATAGCATTTAGGTAGGGGAGAATAATTCATAAAAAACCCCAAGGCATATGCACATACCCACCAAAAAAAGGAGTGAACTCCAACCCCTATTCTTTAAAAAAGATACTAAAAAAACTTATTAATACCATGGTCAATCCTACAGAACCTATAAACAAAGTAAAGATAATTCCCTCTACAGTTTGCATATAATATCCATCAGGATTAGCCAAAGTAACACTAGACATAAGCACAACACAAATGCCTAGTATGAATAATAAAAAACGATCAAAATTATCCATAATATTTTTTCTCCCATTCTTTAATTAAGTTTTTAATTTGCATAGCCATTTCATATCGACCATCAAGAATACCTAGCTCTCGACTATCAACATCATCTTCATGGCTATGACTTTTATAAGTATTTATCTCTGAAGATATTTCTTTTTTAATCTTAGCTATAAGTTGATTAGATAAATCGTCAGGATTATTTCTCATTTCCAACCTCTCTTTACTTTAGTTGTAATTTCACTATTCATAAATTTAACATTATACCAATAAGGGTCATTTTCAGTTGAGTTTTTATGCTCCTCATTGAAGTCTTTATGATGCTTATGATAATGATCTATAGCATTTTGCTTAAATCTATCATGCTCCCAAGTATTTAAATGAAACTCGGCTATGGTAGGTTTCCATTTATAATAATCCGTACCACTACCATCTCCGATTAAATAACCATTTTGATCTATAAACAAAAGTCTATTGTCAGCATATTTCTCAACAATATCTTTATCTATAGAGCCATCTTTTTGCATACCATAAAAATTGTCAGTATCTTTAATATTAACAAGCATACCCTCATGGTATTCTTCCATAAGAATACTGCCCCCATGAGTTTCTAATATCCAAACCCAACATACTTGACCCTCTTTTGGCATTTTATCCGAAAAGCAAATCCAAGGATTATTATACTCGGCTTTATTATCAATTGATGAAACTTCTAACATCAGTACCCCCTTTTAATTACATTTAAATATTTATCTAATAGATGGGCATTATGAAAATCTTGATCTTTCATCAGCTCAAGTCTTTTTTCATCTACCAACTTCTCAATATTTTTTATGGCATCATGCCAAGTGATCTCGTAATCGAAATCAGGTGGCAATTCTTTCCAATATATTTTTTTTCTATCGGATAACCATTTTTTAGATTTTGCTTTATTATCTATTTTAGGCATCAATAACTCCTTTCAGTTATTTTAATCATGTTATCAACATGGGTTTTAAATTCGATTTCTTTTAATGGTCTACTATTAATTCCATAATAAAAGAAAACAACATTGTCAGGATTATCTCTTTTGGAGATATCGTGAATAAACTCGATATCCCCATTGTCAGTAATCTTAATTCTGCTTTTGTAGACATAACCCCTATGATAGTAGTTCAGCTTTTTACTGCTCATGCTAGACCCCCCTGAGTTTAGATGGCGAGTGAGTTTGTTATACCTGAGACTAATCGCCCTGATATAGTATTCTCAGCTATCCTGAGGTTCTCATTACAAGCAGTAAAACATTCGCCCATAGTATCGAACTGCTGAGGTGCAAATGTTCTGTCGCTATCTTCAATGTGTTGTTTACCCTCAGGGTGCTTTTCGTATGCCTTGTTCTGATACGATACAAGATATAAATCTTTTATCACATCAATTAACCCATGATGTGCCTTTATTATATCAGCCTTATAAACATCTATGCCCTGAGACTTTAACCTTTGTATAGGCATAGGTTTTGCCCTGATAACCATACAAGGTCTAGACTTATAAACAACAGAGGACAAGCCATGTCGGTATACTTGCAGATACCATAGAGGTGGTATCAACAATCCATTTCTTTTATTCCAACTATCCTTGTCTCCACTATTTTGAACTGTGTATACATTGTCCACACAAGTGAAATCTTTCTTATCATTTATTACAGATTTCTTTTCATTGTAAGAACCATATCTATCAATAGCTAAGTCGGACATACCTTGGATACCTAAGCTAACACTTGTTCTATCGTGATTATCTCTCCACCATTGCTGACAAGTCTTTAGTGATACAGTTGCCCATTTCTTAATTACATCAGGCTTTTCAATAAAGTCCTGATCTAATCTAGATCTTTTCTTAGCCTGACTTCTGTACTTCCTGATCTGACCCAATAGATCAGCGACATATTGTAACGATCTTCTTCTATCGTAGTCAGTAAACTTATTCATCTTCTGAACCATTTGTCTAAAGCCGTTATCTTTAGCATCTCCGTCATAATCGTATTCATGTCTTCCATGCTTGTAATAATGGTGCATATCTCGCATCTCTAATCCTGAGAGACCATGTATCTCTTTATATGCTCTTAGCATCTCGGAGTTTTTACAACTCATAAAGTAATCGTAGCACTCCATATGCTTGGCTTTTGTTTCTCCCTTGGTAGGATATTCTTTACTAGCCATGTAGTCTGACACAGATCTCATGGACATATTCTTTTTAAACTTATTCATTAAAAGCTCCTTAAAGTTAAGATTAAACCCACAGAAGTTAACAGTAACTTCTATGGGCATAGTTTAGATATTGAGAAAAGTTATTTCCCCAATCGGTGGTGTCTTTGCCCTGAGGTCAGTTGATACCCAAAGTAATGGGTAGTCGACATACTCAGGGAACTCATAAAACCCCATGTCTGTAATACAAACCATACTGTCGACATTTACATTATTGTCTTCAATATATTTGAACACACACATTGGGTCAGTACCCCCACGACCTTTTACGTTTAGGTTTTCGATAACATCTCCTCTCTCATACCTCTCTTGTTTTTGTATAGAAGTATCAGCATAGTAAACAGTTATCGAGTTAGGTTGCATATCCTCAGAGATAGCATTAATTTCTCCGAGGGCATGGGATAGCTCTTTTCTAGAAACAGATGCTGAGGTATCTACCCAAATAATCACATCTCCACAAGACATCTTCAAAGTGCTTGGATTGTAAATATTGAAACAATGATAAGCTCTTCTATTCGGTCTAGCATATGTGTAGTTCTCAGGTTGATCTCCCCCAACAACTCTTCTAATTACAGAAGACCAATCGACTTGCGACCTTTCCATTTCTTTTATGATATCTTTAATATCACTTGGAAGATTACCAATTGATTTAGTATTCTGTACTGCCATGGTTACTTGTTGCTTAATGATAGCCTCTTCTTTTTTAATTTGTTCTTCGGACATATCATTAGGCATAACCATACCCCAATTACATTGGTTAGGTTTTTTCTCAGCCTCGCTTTCCAATAGCTTATATATTTTCTCAGCACCCATATCATTATACTTGGGGTCATATAAGCCATCTTTCGGCATGGTCATACCTGACTTAATCAAGATTGAGTTAATGGCATAATCAGTAGCTATATTCCATAGCTCCTTGTCTCTAGAACTCATTCTAAGATGATGCCTCAAAACTCTATGCATAGCCTCATGGCATCTTACAAAGTCTAGTTCTGCCTCAGTTAATTTGTCAGACCACTCAGGATTATAGAAGATATCTTTTCCATCAGTTGCCATAGTTGGAATATCTATCTTTTCTATCATCTCCATTTGAGTAAGGATTGAGAAATAAAATCCCCAACCCTTTTTCTCTTTGTCGACCATTAACTTGATATTAGATCTAGATATTTTGGTTTTTAAATCCTTAACCATTTTATCTCCTATAATACAAGTTCTCTTAGTTTCTGATTAGTAGACATCTCTAGTCTTAGTTCCTTGTTCTGCAACAATTCCCTATCCTTAGCTACACTATCCTTAATGAAGTAAGCTAAAAACTCTCCATCAAGTCTATTTAAAAACTTTAGCATTGCACCAATGTTTTTATCTGTAACCTTGCTGACCAAAGATGAAACAGTTGCAAACTGAATTGCTACCTCTGTAGGTAATTGTATACCCTCAGGGTTCTTTATAAGCTCGTCAATGTCAGGGCATTTGTCATGCAACCTGATATGAGTAAATAAAGATGCAGATGCAGTTTCGCCAATCTGACAACATACGGCAGTATAAAGATCATCTTCATCTAAATCCCATTGGAGAATGTCGCTAGTTCTCTCAAGTGATCTAGGTGTAGGAAATGCATCAGCATCACGATCAAACTTATGTAGGAACTCAGGCTGAAACCTGACCCATGATACAACCCTATGATCTTTCTTGTTAGCTGACATATAGTTTGTCCAATCATCTAGGTTAGGCTCTATAGCAAAAGAAGTTAATCTATCTTTAAGATGCATAGGCATTTGATTAACACCTGATCTATCTGACATTCTATTTCCAGCACATACAACGATATCTCCTATCGGAATATGATAATCGCCAATACGATATTCATCAGCTATGGTTGCGAAAATATTCATGTTTAGAATAGGTGCTTGGGGTAGCTCGTCAAAGAAATACATAACACCACTATAACCCTCGTCTATCTTAGCTTGTCTTTCAGCATCACTAAGCAACCATTTAGGTCTAAGTGTCTTCATCTTATCCCCATCAGGCATCTGCAAACCACCAACGTCTGACGGCTCGTAAGATGCTAGGTTAGTAGTTACAAGCCATAGCTTACATATATTGGCTATTCTTTTAAATGTGTAGGTTTTACCAATCCCCATTGTTCCTATGCCATAAGGACAAAAAGGTAATTTACCATCAGGTCTATTGATTGTATTTCTAATAGCCTCGATTATTATTCTTTCAGCTTGTTTAATTCTCATATTAAGCACTCCTATTTTTTAAAGTTACACCATTGATTTGGTTTGTTTTGTAGAAAGTCTTGCCACTTTTTAAAGTGATAGCTCCCTGATCTAGTCTAAACCTACGATACTCATTCTTACGAAAATCGTAGACAGTTACGAGGTTAGGAACGTCTCTATCCTCATACTTTAGAACACCCCAAAACTGACGTTCTGAGCCGTCTAATTTTTTAAAAACACCTTTGCAGATCTTGCCTTTAAAGTGCTTTGTAATTTCTAAATTTTTATTCATCTAGTAACTCCTCTATATCTATTTGCTGACTATGCAGTTCAGCTTGGTTAAATTGTTTAGCTATCTTTTGTTTCTCGATCTCAATATTCATAGCTATCTCATGTAGTCCATCAGCTATAAGATCAGCTATAATCCTATCTAGCTTTTGGATAATTTCTAATTCGTTCATAGTAACTCCTATAGTTGTTATTGTTATTGCTCGATTGAACAAGCAGAGACACGAAATTAATCGTGCCTCAATTTGTGCAATCAAGATGCTAAGGCACTTTCCATACGAGAGATAACGTCATTATCCTCAGAGGTTTTCTTTTGGGCATCTGCTGAGGCTTTGTCGTGAGCCTCTCTTTCTCTTTTCTTATCTTGCAATACTTCCCAAATTTTTTGAACCTGATCTGCATCTAGGTCAGTTGGAATATAAACCTCTTCCTCTTTAACTGTACCATCTTCTAGCTTAGTCTTTTGGTTCTTGACTTTGCCGAATAACTGCCTCGCAATCTTTTCAGCTAGATCTACATCTTTCTCTTTAGATACTGCCTTTTTGATATCGTTTTGGCTTTTGATATTCATACTAGCAAAGACTTCAAGAACTGCCTCAGGTGTTGCCTGAGTTGGTATATCGTCATTAAACTTTGCGATAAACTGCACAGACTTTTCATAAAGAACTTTACTATTTGCGATAGACATTCCTACGTTATTTTGAAGATCAGTTCTGATATCTATTCCAACTTGCCTAGGTAAGTTGTCGCTATCAGTTTTGTCAGCATCATAAATAGGCTTGGCATGGCTAATAGTTGTAGCAAATTGATCTAACTTCTTTTCTTGCATTGAAGTATAATCATCAGCTCTATTAGTTTTTAAAGATTGAAACTCGCTTTCACTAGCTACCAATCTTTTAATATTTTCTTCAGAGAAAAATACGTTCTTAGATTTTAATTTAGTCATAGTAGGCACTCCTATATTGTTATTGGGTTTTGTTTAACTTTGATTTCTATTCCCATGCTCTTGATTATCTTTAGCTTATCAAGAGTAAAGGTCTTATTTCCTAATAATTCAGAGAATTTACTAGATAATTCGCAAGAGGGATAATATCTCTCCTGACCATAAACCGATTTGGTGGTTATCCACATTTCATTTTTCATTAAGCAACTCCTTATGCAATTATTGTTCTGCCGTCATCTTCAACTTGAATGTCATCAAGCTCTATATCATCTAAATCATCAACTAAAACAGTTTCATACTCTACTGTTAAGTCATGTTCAGCATAATAAACACTTTGTTTTATAGTTGTTTTTTTATAGTCCATAATAGCAACTCCTTATTTAATTACTGTTGTTCCATCATCTTCTACTTGAATATCATCAAGAACTTCTACTTGGTTCATAGGCATTCCACACGCAACCCAATCAGAAAATTCTGAATAACTATATGCTTTTAGTATAGCCATCATAGCTTTTTCTAATGGCATACAAACTGTTGAGCAAAGTTCGCTAGATAAATCTATCCAAAAATCTTTGCCATCAGGTTCAGCATCAGAAAGGTTAGCTAACTCATAAGCATCAACTAACTTAGCTAGTAAAACTTTTTCGTGATAAGAAACTATAAACATATTAGAACTCCATAAGTTAATTAACTGTTTCATACTTTTGTAATCATCAGGCACAACACACATTGCACTACAGTAACCACCCACATTTAATAACCTTTCGTGCCAATAGAAACCTTTACTTAAATGCCACCTCCCAATGAAAGCATCTAAGGTGTTGGACTAGTTAGATACTTCGAGGTGGTTTCCTAGAGAGTTAGTCTAGTTCCAAATTAAAGAGTATTTAATAAGGTTCTATCTCTAGAGGGGTCTACCCATCTTCGCTTGGCAACCTGAGCCTGAAATAATTGTATAATCTTTTTGGACTAATAAGTCAAACTTATAATGTACTATTTTATACTTTATTTTACAGTAATATACATAAATGTACTGAAACCCAAGGTGGACAACAAAAATGACGAAACAACTTTTTTTGATATATCATACCTTGGGAGTGCTTTCGTTGCTGTGTGCGTCTTAAATCGCTGACAATCGATATTTCACGAAATGAGAATATAAATAGATGGTTGCAAAGCTACACTTTTATTAATTCGTGTGCTACTTTATAAAAGTTACTATTAACTTTTGTGAGATAAAAAATGTCAGATAAAAAAGATAAACCAAAATTAAAATTAGTCAGCAGTAATAAAGTCAAGAAAAGTTCCAAGCCTGAGCTGACGGCAAAGCAGTTGGGTTTTTGTAAAGACATAGTTGGAATGGGAAAAGATAAAGATGGCAATCCTAAAAAACCAATGAGCTTAGTTGATGCATATGTAGCAAATTATAATGTTAGTCCTAAAACCAAGAACAACACTATAAGAGATATGGCAAGTAAGCTAAAAGCAAACCCATTGATTACCCATACAATTTCTAGAATGTATGATGAATTAAAGCAGATTAATAAAGTGTCGGCGATAAAAAAAGAGGAAGTAATAATTAGAAAGCTAGAAGAGTTTATGAATAATGAAGAGTTCTCAGATACAGCAAGGGTTAGATCTGCAGAATTGATCGGCAAAAGTCTCAGTATGTTTACTAATGTTACTGAAATAAAAGAAAGTGATAAAAGTTCTGTGGAAGTTGAACAGCAACTTAGGGAAAAGCTATCTAAACTTTTAAAAGAGTAGTCGCTATTCACGAAAATTCAGTTAGTTTTGACCCTACCCACTCCCTACCACCCATGTCTGTAGGTGGCTAGCCGTGCCGTATACAGTTTATTCCACGCATATATTCTACAATTTTTGATGAAAGTGAAGGTTAACTTCTAACATACTAGTTTTTACTAGTACTAGTACTAGTATACCTTCCTTATACTAGTATTATATTATTATATAGTTAAGACTAGTACTAGTATTAAACTATATACTAGTATATACTAGTAACTAGTAATACTAGTATACTAGTGGAGTGGAAAATTTGTCAAACATTATTTACTTAGATGACTACAGAAAATTTATTCCTGAAGATGAGCCTGAGTTACAGGACCCTATCGTGATAGGCTGGGATGAGGATGATAGTCTTTTCATTGCTTCGTCTGTTGACACAGACAAGTGTTTGTGGATGATAGACTTAGCTAAAAAGATTATTGAGAGCAGTCCACCAAATATAAAAAACAATGAATGATATTGCCAAGATAATTCAAAAGAACATGAGCCAGATAAGCTCACTGCCTCCTGATGAGAAGATGGAGGTATTGAAACTTCTTGAAGAATACGAGCAAGCAAAACAAAGAGAAGAAGCCAGAGATAGCTTTCTGCCATTCGTTAAATCACAATGGGCAGCTTTTATCCA